CTCAGAGATCATGTTACCAATACGACCGTAAGTGGTATCTAGATTACGTGCAATACGTGCACTATCAATAGCAGCTCCAACAACACCAAAGTCATCCACAGTACGTACACCTACTTCAGTGTAATCGTACATATCATGGACACCTTTGATAGGTTGATCAAGGTTAGGGTTTAGGCTGTAACCATACATACCAACCTCATCTAAAGCTTCTTCTTGTTTGATAGCAGAACGTATAATAGCATCTTCAGGGTCTACAGCTTTTTCAACAGGTTGGTTTTGTTTTATCCAAGCACGTGCTTCGTCAGTCTCACCTACTAATTTATTTGATTTACGTAAAGCACCTTTAGCACCAAACAGTGCATTAACCAAGCGAACAGAACCAATAGCAAGGTCTGTTACAAAACCCATACCTAAGTCTTCGTAGATATTCTTTTGACGTTTAGTGTCTTCATCATCTTCATCCAAAGTAGCCATGCTATCAGGGATAAAGTCGAATGTTTTAGGGAATGACTTTTTGAGAGTACCGCTTAGGTTATCTTCAGTATATTCGCTGCTAACAGCACCAACAACAGTACCTGCTGCAGCTTCAATACCACGTTCTCCTAACCATTGTACAAACTTACTTTTACCAATAGACCAGCCCACACGTGTGTTAGCAGCAGTGCCAGCAGCTTTACCAGCAGCACCTAACATAATAGTAGGTGCAACAACAGCAGAGATTTGCCTTACTGATTGGGCAACTTCATCTTCAAAGTCAGTGGGTTTACGGATGTTAACACCCGGTATTCTATTAAGAAATTCAATGCCAGTATCAAAGATTCCTTGACCAATAGCACTAAGACGTTCTCCAACTTGTTGACTTGTTTCACTAAGAGGTTGACCTAAATAAGAAAGACCACCTTCTTCATATTTAGCATTAGCTTCTGGTTTGACAAAAGGAATACCATCACGATATTCGATGTCTGCTACATCATACGTTTTACCGTTTTCAAAGGTGATAGTTTCACCAGGTTGTGCTTCTTCCGTAGAAGGAGCTGGGGGTTGAGGTTGTTCAGATTGTCCTTCCGTAGAAGTAGGTTCCTCAGGTACAGCTAACTCTTCAGCTTGCTGTTGGAGCTGCAGTTGAGCGTTAAACTCATCAGACAACTCCATTTCACCTGGATCCTCTCTGAACTGCTCATAAGGATCGTATTCCATAGTTTAATTTATTGTTGAAGTAGACGCTGATAAATATTATACGAGTCAGAAGCTGTCCTAGTAGTTTGACCATACCTAGGTGAAGCACCCGCCCAAATATTACCAGCTTTTGACATTTGTGAAGGACTCATGTTTTCAATATCAACACCACCTTGACGAGCAAGGTCAATAATCATTCGATCTTGTGTTTCAGGACTAAATATATCGTTCCAGCTATAACCACCACGATTTACTAAACCCCGTAATGTTTCAGGCATCAATTGCAAAGCTCCTGATGCAGATGAATTGTATCGATCTTTCTTGAATGGAATCTTACCACCACCAAGTCTAGCAGGGATAGCATCTGTTCCACCAAGTTTAATTGCATCATACAATTCACCCAATGTCATTTGAGTTAGTTGCGGTACAACAGCACCACCATAAACAGTGTTATAACCTTGAGGACCACTAGTACCTTCTACAGTACGAATAGTTTGAATAAAAGCATTCTCCTCCCTAGATCCTGCAGTTCTTCTCATTGGAGAACCAGCACGCATAGAACCTGAATTACGGAACCTATTTACATTACCAGTTTGTCTTGTACTACCTTGCTCAAGTGCACGCATCTTTTGACGGGGACCGTTAATGTTGTTGTATATCTCTTGACGTAATTCAGGAGACAACTCATTATTAATGTCTTGTGTAATTTGAGGAGGGTCGAGTTCAGGCAAATCTAAAGCTTTAAGTTGCCTATTAATAATAGTAAAAGGATCAGTACCGTTACCCAGACCTGCAACTGCAAGTACATCAGTTGGGATTACAAAACCAGGTTTACCAAAGTTCTGAAGGATTGCTGCACCCTCTTCTGCGGTTATAATACTTCCGGGTGTGTCTAAAGTTTTTTCTAAACCATCTTTACCGATAGAAGTAACAAGTGCGTTGTAGTTACGTTTTGATTGCTCAACTGCTGATACAGCACCAGTGTTCAAGTTAGGGAAGTCAGCAGATCCACCAGGTTTAGAAGGTTTACGATACCATTTACTATTAGGATCTCTAGCTCCAGTACTTACTTCAGACGATAATTGCTGAGCAATTGTATTTGCAGCAGTATTAAAATCAGCACCACCTGCAACGGCTTGGTCTACCCTACGACGATATTCAGCACGCATTTGTTGCTGTAAAAACACACTAGCAGGTGTGTTAGGTTTTTGACTACCAAAAGAAGTTACACCATTTGCAACAGTTTTAAATGAATCAGATTGATCTTTAAAAATACCTTGTTTATACTTACGTTCTTGAGCTTGAAAGCGTTTGTCTAAATTACGTGCCGCTGTGGGATCAAGATAAGACAAAGCATCCACATCTACTTGCCTGATAAATCCATCAGGAATTGACTCAATTTGTTCAATTTGTTTTGC